GTCATCTCCTCCTGTTCAGGTTGATCCTCAGCCTGCACCAGTTGTTCCTGAGCCAGTTTCTGTAATAACTCCTGATCCTGTTCCTCAGGTTCAGCCTGAGACGAATCCAGTAGTTGAACCTCCTGTTCAGCCAATGGATAACGTAGTCCCGACTCCTGAGCCTGTTCAGCCTGTTCAGCCTGATCCAGTTTCAAATAACGTCCCTGACCCATTAGTGGTTTCTCCTGTTATTACAAGTGGTAATGTTGTTAGTGAAAACGTGACTTCTGGGGAAGCGTCTCCTGATGTGTCTCCTGACGTGTCTCCTGATGTGATTCCTGGAGAAGTGGCACCATCAACTCCCGAGCCAGTTCAGCCGCTTCCAACGCCTGATGCAGTGAATGTGTTACCGAGTGATTCAGTTTCTCCTGATAATCAGCCGACCCCGAATCCAGTTGAGCCAGTGACGCCGCCGCCGTCATCAGACTTATCGAACCTATCAACTGTGTCAGATGTGACACCACAGACAGATTTGCCAAACAGTCAGGACACAACTGTTCAGCCTCAACCGCAGGTTCTAGACCAAGCAACGACTGTTTCAGTTGATCCAGTTGCGGACGTAGTATCTCCATCAGAGCCATCCGTTCAGAATTCGTCTTCGGATCAAGTTCCATTAGTAACTCCTGTTTCTGATGTTTCTTCTGTAATAAGTGATTCTACCGTATCCCCTGCTGTTGAACCTGTCGTAGCTCCTACTGTAGATGAGTCTGCGCCCGTCGTCAATGACGTAACCGCCAATGTGATGCCAGATACTCCATCAGTATCGGACACTATAGTTGTAGTTGATACGGTTGCTAACACAGTAACGGATGCTAACACTGCTGATGTTAGTGTGCAGGCAAACGTTAGTATTGATGCCAACACAGTAATTACAGACGCGAATACTGCCCCTGTAGCGAATACAGAACCAGCAGCTAACACGTAATACTGAATATTTGTTATGTGGTATTACAAAGGTTATGCCTTCACTCCTGAGCAGATAGAAGACTACGAAGGGTTCGTATATCAAATTACGAACCTTTCTAATCATATGAAATATATCGGTAAGAAAAACTTTCATAAGTCAAAAACTTTTCAAAAGAATAAGAAAAAGAAAAAGACAAGAGTCGAAAGCGACTGGCAAAATTATTATGGTTCCTGTAAAGAGTTACAGGAAGACTTTGAAAAGTTAGGACCAACTCAATTTTATCGTCAAATAATTCATTTGTGTAAATCTAAAAGTGAAATGAATTATCTTGAACTTAGAGAACAAATGATGCATGATGTTGTCCTATCATCAAGCTACTACAACTCGTTTGTAGGTACACGAGTCCATAGGAAGCATTTAGATAAAAACCGTGAAAGAATATTATCTCTTATTACAAATTGATGATACTAAAACTCTTGAAGATATAACTTCATCTTTCAGAAAGCTAGCAAAGCTTTATCATCCTGATATTAATCATTCCCCTGAGGCAACTGATAAGCTAAGAAGGATAATCGAAGCTTATGATTGGATGAAAAAGAATCATATCCAACGGAAGCCGAAAGAAAAGTCTAAACCAAAATCTCATGATAATATGTTTCACTGGACTTTTCAAAATGAGAGTAGACAACACAAGAGAGACACATATAATTCTAAACCATATACCGATGTGTTTCGTTGGCTAACCTATCCTCATTTAACCCATACCATACGAATTTCACAGAATATCATAAACGCTAATGACGTGAAGGTTCATTGCATGTATAATCTTGATGAGTTTTCGTTCTTCGTCCCTATGGGGACCAAGCTGCCTACACTAGCTACCCTGCACACTGCACTGGGAGATATGAAAGTGACCATAGAACATGATGCAACGATTCGTTGGCATGGCTAGTCTAGCTAGCTTGACAGTTTCACCAACTGGGGTAACATCGTGAAAAGCCTTAGAGATGTTGATCCCGTCAGAGAGCTAACTAAAGAGGAGAAACAAGACATAATAGATAACTATGATCTATTTGCTATTCGACCTGAAAGGATAGTATTTGATCCATCTGGTAAGTTCAAATACATATACTTTAATCACCCTGCTACAGGGGAACTAGTGAGAACTAAAGCGAAAGTGGAGTGAAGTCTTATGACAAGTGTGACGACGAAACAGGAAATCTTTGACGCCCTTGTTAAGGGTGTTAAGAGACAGAAGGCCTTTGGGGCTTCTCCAAGTGGAGGATGCACGTATCTTAATGAAGATACAGGAAATATGTGTGCGGTAGGTTTACTTCTAGGAAAGGCCTATTGTAAGAAGTGGATAATTGGTAACAAGTTTACGAATGGTGGTCTGGTAAAGGATATGGTTCGTCTCCTAAAAGAGACTAACAAGGGTAATGATAAGTTTTCTCTCCATCCTGTTTTAGATCGCCGTAACATTGATTTTTTGACTGCCTTACAGGACGCTCATGACAACTCTTCTGATAAGGGATTTGCTAGGTTTGATGATGAGTTAAGGGCTATAGCTAAAAGGTTTAGACTGAATACCACGGTTTTGGATAAGGCTAAGTTAATGGAGTTAGATAATAAGTAATGCCCCATCCTCATAAACATAGGCCTAGGACGGGCCGACGAAAAATTGGCAGTAAAAAACGCCGCCAAAGACGGGCTAGGAAACTAAAGTAAGAGTTGAGGTACTATGAGAATACAGTTAAGACACCCTACAGGCTGGCCTTATGCTCTGTATGTATGCTTTACAGAACCTAAGGCTCAGATGGTCACTGCTGAATCGTATGACCACGCAAGAGAAAGGATAGGTGGGGTTAAGTGTTTAATTAAACCTGTCTATGTCCTAAACCTAATCCAGGCCAAGGGACATAAGGGAGCCCATGATTTGTTAGCCGAGTATGGTAATGAGTGGCTAACGTTTGAAGGATTTGCATTCTTTCGTTCGTTAAAAGAGAAAGACAATATAGGTGTAGGGGGTTAATCTCCTACACCTTTTAATTCTCCTAAATAGAAGAGTATATGCTTCTTTAGGAGAGTTTCTAATGTTTAATTTGTTATTCTTAATTCCTCAAGTTTTCACTGTTGGTGGTGACATTATGGCCTGTTTAGATGGCCAAATGACTGAGGACGATTACAATAAGTTAGTTGATGATTTTAGTAATCTAGTTCTATCAATTCCTGAATTGAGCGGATTTGTTGCTATTATTCAGTCTCTATTAAAGGTAGCAAAGGTTGCGTATCCTTTAATTCAGACAATCCAGGGCCACGGCACGGATAAGCCTCAGCTATCTCCTGCTATGATGGCAATCAAAGCTAAGTTAGAATCTGATTTGTCGGAAGAAGATATCGCTCGTGGTGGGCGGTCTCTTAAGTTAATGATTGACGTGTCTAAAAAGCTGGCTGCATCTGAACAAGTTGAGCCTGAGAAAGCAGACGATGTTGATTTTGACGCCTCTGATTATTTCAAAGAACCTTAATAATTGGTAAAACTAACTCCATTTAAAGGGCTGGTTTTACCAGCCTTTTTTATTGGAGTATACTATGGAAAGAAAGTTAGCTTCTATTCGCCGTATTGAATCTGTTGAGCCTATTCCAGGGGCAGATAACATAGAAATGATACGGGTGGATGGATGGGAATTGGTTACACAAAAGAGTAATAATTTTAAAGTTGGCGATTTGGTTGTTTACTTTGAGATTGATTCATTCCTTCCCGTAATACCTCAGTTTGAGTTTCTTCGGAAGGGTTGCTACAAGAATACTGAGAACCTAGGAGAAGGCTTTAGGATCAAGACAATAAAGCTTAAGGGGCAGGTTTCTCAGGGGTTAGCCCTTCCTGTTCCTGAAATAGCTAAACTTCTAAATGCGGGGGATGATGCCCCATTATTACAAGAGGAAGGGGCAGACCTAACAGCTTATCTTGGTATCAAAAAGTATGAACAGCCAATCCCCGCTCAGTTAGCTGGTAAGGTCAAAGGTAATTTCCCGTCATTCATTCCCAAGACTGATTCTGAAAGAGCCCAAAACCTTCTAAAGCATATTGAGCCTTTATTAGATGATGATTTTGAGATAACAACAAAGCTAGACGGTTCTTCAATGACTGTCTATTGTCGTTCCCATCCTGATTTGTCTGAGCCCGAGATTGGCGTTTGTTCCCGCAACTATAACATCACAGAAGACGATACAAACGCCTTTTGGAAGTGTGCTAGAGCTAAAAATATTATTGATGTTCTGTTACAGCTTCATACCCCCTCAGGGGCTCAGTTAGCATTCCAGGGAGAATTAGTTGGTCCTGGGGTTCAAAAGAACAAAGAAAAGCTAACAGAGCTTGATTTCTATCTCTTTAATGTGTATGATATCACCTTGAAGCGGTATCTAACCCCCGCTGAAAGACAGGCCTTAGTGTCAGGTATCAAGTCATTTCTTAAGATCGATATCAATCATGCTCCGATAGTATCAACTCAAAAGCTTTCCACGTTCCTAAAAAACCCAACCAATCGCCAAGAGTTGATGCAGAGCCTTATTGCTGCATCTAAAGGTCCGATGATGAACGGGTCTGGATACAGAGAAGGTGTTGTATTCAAACACGGTAAATCGGACTTCAATTTCAAGGTTATTAATCCAGATTATCTACTGAAATATGATGAGTGATATAATAGGCAGTATTGTTATGGTCCTTATTGTGGTGGGAGCCTTGGTGTTATATGCCAAGGTTCTCCCCCCTGATGACAAATAATCTAAATAGTATAGATTTTGCGAGGAAACTATGCCCACATATGTTATCAGAAACCGAGGATGGAAGGTAGATATTAATTCAATGAAAGATGCCAATTCACCAATTAAATTAGGTTGGAAGTGCCCGACTTGTGAAACTATATATTCACCTGAGGTAAAGGAATGTCCTAAGTGTATTCCTCCTAAGAATGAAAGCACTGATCCAAATCAACCAAAATTATTATTAGAATAAAGGTAGTTACATGTTAAAGAGTAGATGGCTACACTGGTTAGTAATTCCAGGGTTTTTAGTTGGTGGTTGGCAAGCGTGGGTAAATAAGGATGCCGTGTTAGACCACGTGCCTTCGTTTTCACAACCCTGTAATTGTGACACCAAAACCGTTGACGTTAAGCCAACCCCTGCCCCAATCCCTACCCCAACTCCTACCCCCGCACCAGTCGTGGTTAAGCAGGACCCGCCGCCCCCTCCACCATTCATTTGTCCAAACAGAATGCCTATTAAAGCGGCTTCCAAAGATGAAGACTTATTGGGTGATCTGCTAAACTTTATTGTTGATATGGCAGATAAAGCGGTTGCCGATCAAAACCCTGATCTTGCTAAATGTGTGTTAGATGATCTAGCAAAGCTTACAACGAATGATAAGCTATTAAAATTGCCAAAGGCAAGACTACAAGATATTCATACCAAGGCTAGCTATGTAACAAGAAAGCTAAAGCCTCAGTCAACTGCGCATCACAATGCTATAATTACACCTTGGATGGCTACACTAGAAGACAAATCAGTTAAGAGTGAAGACAAACCTAAATCTTGTAAATAGGATTATGTATTTTGATTATTGCTTATGCGTCGGATTTGCACATGGAAATCAATGGCAAACCGAGATGTAAATGGCCTGAGGCTGATGTTCTTATATTAGCTGGTGATGTTTGGAATGGTTGGAGATTGCGGTCTGTAGCTAATGATGCAAACTCGCGTAAACATAAGAAGAATGCTCAGTATCTAATCGATAAAGTGTTCCCCAAGTATAAGCTAGTTCTAGCTGTCATGGGGAACCATGAGCATTATGGAAGCTATCTTTCTCAGACAGAAGAGTTCATCCGAGACTTCCATAAAGATTGCCCAAACTTCAAATTGTTACATGGTGAAAAATATGTCTTTGAAAATGTAGTTTTCATTGGGGCAACCCTTTGGACTAACTATATGAGGGGCAATCAATTAGAAATGACAATTTGTCAACAATTCATGAATGATTACCGTTGTATCGGAAGAATTGATGACAAGCCTATTACTCCTCTTGATATAATCCAAGTTCATTACAATGAATTAGACCTTATGGATTGTCTGATGGATATCAATGTATTTGGTGATCAAAAAATTGTGTTCATAACCCATCATCCTCCTACTTTAAAATCTCTGGCCAGTGCTCATGTGGGCAACGGACTTGACGCGGCCTTTGCTTCTGACCTATCCTCATTCATTGAGGAGCACCCTCAAATCAGCATGTGGTTCCATGGACATACCCATGAAAACTTTGATTACATGTGCTTTAACACAAGGGTGTTAGCTAATCAATGCGGCTATAACCACGAAGTCTCATATCGCAACTTTAAGGTACAGAGGGTATATCTAGATGTGCAGGACCCCGAAAGTTCCGACCGTGATATTAGCTGATGAAACTAAAGAGGCTTGGTCTAAATTATCTGTTTTACAACAAGACGTTATACAGCAATTAATAATATCTATGGTGAGAGAACCGAATTGTTCTCCCTTTAGAGCTATTAATACTGCGCTAGCTTTTATGTGGCCAAATTGGAACCCGAAAACTGTTTCTCTGGGGGTTATACTAAAAGCCTTAAGAGTATTTAATTCTAGAAATAGTACAAAAGGAACGTGATAAATAATGTCTTACGAAGGAATCTATTATGATCTTAAGACTGATACGTTTATTATAGACGGTGATAAAATATATAATAATAATTATATGATATGTCGTAGTGATGGTACAGGCTACTATGCTTTTGAATACAGTGATAGAATACATTTAAAAGCATTGTGGGAGAAAACTAAGAAAGGTGCTATGTGCGATTTATCAAATGAAGAATGTAAAGACTTACTTGATTTATTATTAGAAATGCAACGATATAATATAAAGGCTGGAGTTGAAGAAAAGATTGTTGCCTTTATCGATAAAGTAAAACCTTATGCCGTGCATGAGGAGGAAGAATTACCTGAAACAGATAGTTCAGGATACGGGTACATTTAATATTATCATATTGATTATTGCAGGATTTTGAAATTAGTATATCATGCTTTCATCAACAATCGATGTTAGGAGATATACAATTTCAAGTGATGATGGAATATACGTACTCAAAACCAAGCATCCAATAGACGGATTTGAGTATAGAATATGCCGCTTAATGGCTGTAGATAACATTTATAATGATCCACAAGCTAGGTTTGCGGCATTTGGAGACAAGGAAGTTTATGATAACTTTGATACAGCAATTACGGTTGCTGTTGTTGAAGACGACACTGCCCAAACTGAATACGGAGTTTGTATTATCGAAGACTTCAAAGATAATACATGGTTTGAATTAATGAATGAGGAACAGAAATGACAGATAAGATTTCCTTACAGAATGCTAAGAAGATTTCTTGCTTAATGGCCGAATATGAAGGCTTTATGGAGACGTATGAAGCCGCTAAAGAACGTCTTAAGGGTAGAGAATTAGATATCTTAATCGATAATTGTTCGGTCTACTATTCACAGTGGGAGAACACGTTTCCAGGGGTCAAAATGACTGACCATGAAATTGATGTTATCCAGAAGATCGTTCATGGCGTTTGGGATAGAGCCAAGGCTGATATAGAAACACGCCTTTACAATGCTGGTATTGATGTAAACCAGAACAAGGCTACGGTGAATATCATTTATACCCCGATCAAAGATGCCCCGCCTTATTATGATAATTTTAAGTCTGGCACTATCAAAGCAGTTAATGTTTATGGTGGTTCTGGGGGCGGTGGAAGTTTAGTTTATGCTGGTTGTTCAAGTCTAAAGACGGAACCCGTAAAAGATAACAACATATATTTAAATGCAACAAAAGACCTTGCATCTAAATGATAACTCTGTATACTAAGCCTGGATGCCCATGGTGCATCAAAGCTAAAGAACTACTTAAAAGTAAGGGAGTAAATTATCATGAGATAATGATAGATAATGACAAAGGTGATGTGACAAGAGAAGAGTTTATAAACCTCTTCCCGATGGTGAAAAGTCTGCCGTATATGTTGGATAGTAATGGTAAATCTATTGGTGGTTACGGCGAACTAATAGATTTTTTGAACCCTTGAAATGGAGTATTTACAGTGAGTGATATGAATAACGATCTTCCGAACCGTTCGCAGCAGATTCGTCTTCTACAGAAGAACATTGTGACTATTAAGTTTAAGAAGTCCAATGAGCGTGCTCTGAGAACGATGCGTTGCACCCTTATGCCAACGCTAGTTCCTACCTACTCTGGTAAGGCTGGCGGAGAGAATAAGGACGTGGTTGCTGTTTTCGATCTTGATAAGAATCAGTGGCGTTCGTATCATGTCGATGCCCTAAAGAAGTTCACGGTCTAAAACTAGGCCTGCCTAGTCCCAAAGGGGCTTAATCTCCCCTTTGGGTTTATTTTTGTCTAATAATAAAAAGGTTTGATTATGGGTATCGCATGGAATGAAATCTCAGAGAAGTCTAATGGTGGTACAGAATTGATTGCTAGACGTTTAGAGCAGTCTATGCAGCGTTTAATACCCGAGACTTTTGATAAGTTTCAAATTATTCCGTCTAGAGTTAGAGATTTAGCCAAAGACAAATATCGTGTGCTTTGGGTTCATGACCTTCCCGATGATCCAGAATCAAAGCATCTAGCCAACAGTGGTTGGAATAAGTTTCATCGTATTGTGTTTGTCTCTTATTGGCAGAGACAGGCCTATATGATGCGTTATGGTATCCCTTACTTCAAGACGGCTGTCATTAGAAACGCTGTCCCTTACAAGTTCACTGGCCAGTATTTCGGGGATACGATAGCCGAAAAGTATATGGCCTCTAATACTAACACAATAAGCCTTGCTTATACTAGCACTCCACAGAGAGGGTTAGATGTGTTGGTTAAGGCTTTCAAGAAACTATATGAAGAGTATCCTAATCGACTTCACTTAAATGTGTATTCTTCATTTCAGATTTATGGTTGGGATGATAGAACCCAAGACAAGCTTATATTTGATGAAATCAAAGCCCATCCTGGAATGACTTACCATGGCGTTATTCCAAATGATGAATTAAGAAATGCGCTGTCCTATACGCATATCTTTTCCTATCCATCCACATGGCCAGAGACAAGCTGTATGGCCCTTATGGAGGCAATGCAGGCAGGGTGTATATGTGTTCACTCTGATTTAGCTGCCCTTCCTGAAACCTCAGCTAAAATGACCTGTATGTACCCATATACAGAAGGCTTTAATGAGCACGTTGACGCTTTCTATATGGCATTGAAGAACGTTGTTAGCAATTTTGCAGATATATCCGTTGATGATATAGTGAAAACAGCATCTCATGCTATCACTCATTATGAATGGGCTAGAGCCGAAAAAGAGTGGATTCAACTCTTAAATAACGTAATTGATACCGAAACCATAGAAGCTCCTGCTAGGTTCCCTCAAAATCCTGGCCAGTTTGTCTATAAGACCTAAATAATACGTGCCAAGTCTTATAGGAGGATGGCTAGCTATTAATGACAGATGAAGTTAAAGCAGTTAAAGATGGTCAGTCGAACGTTATTCAATTTCCAAAACGCGAAACAGATCGCCCTAAAGAACCATCAACAGAATTAGATATAAAATCTAATGTTGATAAAATAAAGTTGCTTCACGTAGAAGAAACTTTAGCATATATCATTCCCTTTTTAATTGAGCGAATGGTACAAGGTGGCTTTCAAATAAACACCACTGATAATTTAATGAATATTACATTGGTGGTTGAATCTATTCGTTCCATGTTGTACGCTTATTACTCATTCGAGCATCCATTACAAACCACTACAAATTCTTTATTTAAGCAAGAGGATGGAATGGTTTCATGGAATGATGGGACCTCTGGGCCTATTGTGTTTTCAAGTGAAGAATTGTTTTATGATGAGGAATAATGATTATACTTGATTTACAACAGATAATGTTGTCAAACTTTATGATTGGGGTAAAAAAATATAAGATTAACGGATTTGATGATGATCTTTTTAGACATATGGTATTAAAGTCTATTAGATCAAATCTAATGAAGTTTCGAGGAACATATGGTAACTTAGTTATAGCTTCGGACGGTTATAAATATTGGAGGAAAGATTTATTTCCTAATTACAAGTGGCAACGTCAAGATCAAAGAGACAAGGATGATATTGATTGGGCTCTTGTTTATAACAGCATTAATAAGATTAGAGATGAGCTTAAAGAATGGTTTCCATATCCTGTTATCAACCTTCTCCATGTTGAAGCCGATGATATTATTGCGACACTCACATTAAATAATCGTGAGCCAATTATGATCCTATCAGCCGATGGTGATTTCGTTCAGTTACAAGTATGCGGCAACGTAAGACAATATGATCCTATCCGTAAAAAAGAAGTTAAGTCAGATACCCCGCGAATGTATCTATTTGAGCATATTATTCGTGGTGATAGAGGCGATGGTATTCCTAATATAAAGAGCCCCGATAACACCTTTGTAGATGGTAAGAGGCAATTCAACCTAGCCAAGACTGATCTTGAGCGTTGGGTTATAGCACTCGATAATTCCACTGATCCAGGCTCGAAAGATTATCCAGCTTCCCAATTATTTGAGGGGGAGATGCTTAGAAACTGGCATCGTAATAGAGCCCTTATCGATCTAATGGAAATCCCTAAAACAATTCAACAAGAAATATTAGACGAGTATGAACGGCAAAAGCAGAAGCCCAAAAAGAACCTACTCGAATACTTTCTTGAACACGATCTTAATCAGCTTGTAGGAGCTATCAGTGAGTTTTAAATTATGGGTTATCTTTGCATTAATGATAGCCCTACTAGGTTTAGGTGTAGTATTTGGTGATTTTGTAATTCATTTACAAGGGTTTCTAGTCAAAGGGATATACAGTGGATAATAAATTACATAAACAATGTAGATTGAGGCAACTTCAACCAGATGGTACAATCGCTGAGGTTGTTGCATGGATTCCTGAAAAAGCAGCGGTATCTGGATATCGTGTAGAGCTTAAGGGTGAAGAGGGTCTATGGAATGTCTGTGTGGTAACAGAGCCATCTATGCCACTACAGGAAATCAAAGACACAGAAAGAGCGGGTAGGAAAGGACTGCAATCAATTAGCACATGAAATTAGGAATCAGTGAAATACTTGAGATGGCCGATAAGGCAGAGACAGAAGAGCACCGCAAAGAAATTCTATTGAATTATAATTCAAGAGTGCTACAATCAGTCCTTAAACATGCTTATTGTCCTTCCATAAAGTTTGTACTTCCTACTGGAAAGTATGAATATCAAAAAAACCAATTGGTAGATTTAGAACACCTTCTATATTCAGAAGCAAGATTGTTATATCTTTTTGTTGAAGGTGGTAACAATTTATTGACAGATGAAAAGAGAAAGAAGCTATTCATTCGTTTACTTGAGAATATAGCCCCCGCTGATGCAGAACTATTATTAAAAGTTAAAGATAAGAAACTACCATATAAAAAGATCACAAAGAAATTGGTCAAGGAAGTATTTCCAGGCCTTATTGATGAGGAAACGAAAGAGGAGATTGTAAGTGAAGGTAAGTGAGTTTAAGGCTTGGTTTGAAGGTTTTACTGAGAGTATCGAAGGCCTTCCCAATAAGAAGCAATGGGATCGTATCAAGGAAAAGATTGAGGCTGTTGACGGTAAGGAAATCGTCTATCGCGAATATGTTGATCGTTGGTATTCTAGACCATATACATGGACAACATACGGAATTGGTTCGTCTTCTATAACTGCCGATATTAAAGGCTCTAGCACTATACTATTACAGAACGGAACATCATCAGTCAATACTGTTGCTGGCGTTGATGCAACCAAACTAACAGCCGCTCAGCCTGTCAATTATACAGACTGGCAGACCTATATTTCCGAGACAAATTATGATAGCCATACAGCGATGTATGCACTTGGGAAGTCAGAAGCAGTAGAACTAGAAGGGAGTAAGTAAAATATAACAGCCATGGGTAAAAGCCGAAATACAAAATATAATCGTGATTTTTCTGATTATGAAACAGTTAGAAAAAAAGATACTAGATTGCAGAGAAAAGAAAAGCAAAATCGCCGCGACCGTCAATATCAAATTGCTGATGATGACGGGGTTAATTATGAAGCAGATGATACATATTATACAAACAGAAAATGGTAAATACCCATGCCTACATATAGATTTCTGAACAAGAATACAGGTAAAGAATGGGTTGAATTAATGGGTATCACTGAATGTGATGAATACCTGAAATCTAACCCGCATGTTGAAAGACTTGTTAATGGATGCCCCGCTATAGTTTCTGGTGTGGGCACTCATATGAAAGTCCCTGGTGATTATACCGATATGCTAAAGAGCATTAAAAAGGGGTCAGGCAAGAAAAACTCTATTAATGTTCATTAGAAGGTCATTTCAAAGTCGTCAGATAAAAAGGAAATATATGGCTGTTGAAAAACTTAGCAAGAAACAAAAACGCCATTTGAAGATCGAAGACATGAAACAAGAAAACGGTTGCTTTAAAATAAAATCCTTCAAGCCATTAACTAAGACTCAACATAGGGTCTATCGTTCGTTTGCGGAGGATCAAAATTTATTCCTATATGGAGTTGCAGGAACGGGCAAAACCTTTCTGGCCATATACCTAGCTTTGGAAAGTATTCTTTCTGACCTAACAACATATGATAAGTTGGTTATCGTTAGAAGTATCGTTCCATCTAGAGATATTGGCTTCCTTCCTGGCAATATGCAAGAGAAAGCCAAAGAGTATGAACAGCCATATCATATCATATGTGAAGAGTTATTTGACAAAAAAGATGCCTACCGATTGCTTAAAGACAAACAAGTTGTGGATTTCCTACCTACATCTTTTAACCGTGGTGTTACCATATCTAACGCCATTGTATTTGTTGATGAAGTCCAAAATTTTACATCTGCTGAATGTAATACTATAATCACTCGTCTCGGAAGAAACTGCCGCATGATTGTGGCGGGAGATATGAGACAGTGCGATTTGAACCGTAAGAAAGAGCTTAGCGGTATTGCAGACTTTATTCAAATTATCAAAGAGATGAAGTCATTCGATTTCATTGAGTTTGGTTTAGAGGATATTGTTAGAAGCTCATTCGTCAAGGAATACATTATGACCAGAACCATTCTAGAGGATAAAGGCTTAGTTGCTCATTTATTCTAAGGATTTACCTACAGGCCGTGTATATTGTCTAGAAGACGATGGTCTAAAGGTATACTTTCCTTCGGTCACAACAGTTCTCTCCAAGCTCACAAAAGACGCCATTGAGACTTGGAGAGAACGTGTTGGGGAAAAGGAAGCAGACGAGGTTTCTCAAAGAGCCAAAGACAAAGGAACCGCTTTTCATGCGTTACTTGAAAAGTATGTTAAGAAAGAACCCATAGACAGAAGTCAAGAGAACCCTATGGTTTTAGATGACTTTGATATGATTACTCCTCTCTTGGATGATCATTTAGGAGAAGTTATTACAGTAGAAGAAATCCTTTACTCATTCCGATTGAATACGGCAGGACGTGTAGACCTGATAGGTAAATGGGATGGTATTCCTATGGTGGTGGATTTCAAAACTTCAAAGAAGGAAAAGAAACGGGCTGATATCATCCCCTATTTCTTACAAGCGTCCTGTTATGCTATGATGTATAATGAATTACATAATACCGATATTCAGGACTTTGTTATCGTGATGGCAAACAAATATTCGACTCCAATGCTTTATTATGGAAAGGTCGATAATTACAAGCCCTATGTTGAACAACTATTCATAAAAGGTATATGATGCAATTCCAATTGAAACTAACTGCAACAGAGGCAGTTAAAGTCTTAGAGAAACTATATCAAGAGAAAAAGATTACGAACTTGGTGTTTTCTTTTGATGTTACTGACAAGGCCCTCAATTTTAAGTTTGACATAGTAGATGAGTATAAAGGTTTTACATTAATTGAACTTAGTCAATTGTTGTTGTGGTGATGCATACTTCAAGACTTGACAGAGCGTCAGAAATTTGATGTTCTGAACTTCATCAACGCAGAGGCCACGAACATCAGGCCTCTTGACTTGCGGGCCGTTCTAAGGTAGCATCGCTGGTCAAAGAGTGTCCAGACACAGCGTTAAAGAAAGGGGTAGCCTACAACTCTTATGACAAAAGTTACAGGCTACTTTCAGGCTCGCATGGCGGAATCGGTAGACGCGGGGGACTTAAAATCCCCTTCCTTCGGGAGTGCAGGTTCGAGTCCTGCTGTGAGCACCACATATAGCTCTTATGGCGGAATTGGTAGACGCGCTGGATTTAGATTCCAGTGCCCGAAAGGGCGTGTAGGTTCGAGTCCTACTAGGAGCACCAATAGGCACATAGCTCAATTGGTTAGAGCCGTTCGCTCATAACGGACTGGTTACAGGTTCAAGTCCTGTTGTGCCTACCAATGGACTCGTAGCTCAACGGTTAGAGCGTCCGACTTTTAATCGGAAGGTTATGGGTTCGATTCCCATCGAGTCTACCAAACACAAAAGGCAGCGGAAGGGATTATAAATGACAAAGCCCTGGGAAATTGATCAAGGAATCGTCAGGGACGTAAAACGTGATTTATACATAATATCTGGGAGTGAGGTTAGATTAGGTAATATCAAAATAAATGCCCCTAAGGTTTTTCGTATAATTCAGGACGTGGACTTAGAACAACTATTCAATAATAATGGGGAACCCGCCGCCAACATTCCCATGAAACATTTGATAATTGACGTTGTTACTTCTTTACAGAAGTTCAATAACAGTCAATCAGTCGAAAGCAAGATTGCCATGATCCTAGCAGCCCTAGAGAAATAACAATGAAAATCAGGCCTGGAGTGAATGCTGCCTTAATTCGGATAGCTCAGCTTGACGCTGCTATAACCTATCTGGAAAATAATAGGCCCTATCGTGAGTGTATTCTAGAGCCTGATTTCGATCCGAAAACTGATCCAGTGATGATAGGCTATGAGACATGCCTTGACTCATTGAATGCCGAAATTGACGAGTTAAAAAAGCTCGTCAAAAAAGAAACGGTCCCATAGCTCAGTGGATAGAGCATCTGCCTTCTAAGCAGAGGGTCGCAGGTTCGAATCCTGCTGGGATCGCCATTACATCAAAAGGGTAGTCATGAGCCAGACCGCATGGGCACGAAGAGAAATCCTATGGGCGATTGACGAATTCATTCGTGCCGCAACGGACCTAGATCAACACGGGGTTGCCATCAATACCAAACTGACAAACAGGCAGACATTGGGAACCCTTGTTCAAGAGAGAAACCGAATAGCCTCTTTTCTAGGACAACCTAAATCCAATAAGGAAAAAATATCTCAGGAGAAGAAATAATGTGGGAAATATTCATTACTGCTTATTTGATATCTGTTGTCTACAATTTTATCAAATATGCTGATACATTTAGGTATTCGTATATATGGGTAGTTTGTGGTTTCTATTTCCTCTGTTTCTTCTGGCCTATCTTTGTATCTATAAGTTGGCTAATCAAGATGAAATGGGCAATCGAAGATAACTACAATGGAGTCGGTTATGATAAGCGCTGAGAGAGTTAGAGAAATAACTAAAGGTAGCATTTATCATCAATCTGACTTGCCAGATGATTACAAGCCTGGGGATAAGCCAGAGAATGCCATCATGATTGAAGGCATTGTTAATATGTTTGGCTTTAATCCTGACAGGGTTAAGAGATTTAAAAATGAAGTGAAAGGCATCTTGGGAGAATTACCAGAAACCTTTCGTGTGAACGAAAATGGAGATACCTTTCTCAATGGAGCAAAGGACAAAAATGGGGTTATCTGGGGAGAACACTTTGACGTGGAGTGCCTTATGTGTGTTGGTATGGCTTTGGGTTATATAACTTGCCCATATCCAAGGTCTGAGTGGAGCACTCTCTATGGGGAAATGCCATATTATAAGGTTCATTTAGAATGACGAAGAAAAAGAGAGACCCTGATTTACCTCCCGTATCTTATATATGTAATGTCTGCCGCAAATGCTGGAAGATAGCAGACCCATCTTCCAGTATTTACGGTTTATGCATGTGTGGTGGGCCGTTCAGTGGATATCTAACAGATGATGGGAGACTTCTCACATTAAAAGATTTTGAATCTAAATAGGAGTATGATTAGAACCGTATTAATTCAAATACAAGACAAGATAGGAAATTGGGTAACTGTTCAACATGCCCATAACGAGATGATTTCTCTTGCGAGAACTCTCGATACGGTTTCTCGTATGTATAAACGACGCTGTAGAGCAATAGACTCGCAGGGTCACGTAATCGACATACGATAGAGTTGTTTCGGCAACACAACTTTTAAAAAAGTTCCATTAAATTTAATTTTTTTCTTTACAACTATAAGATTATATGCTAGAGGAGCATTAACACATGAGTAGTGTGCTAACGACTATTACAATCTATAACGAAATGAATGTAGCCATAGCCACAATTAAAACCACGAATCAGGAGGTTACGAACACTTTAATCCCTTCTTACTCATGTGGACGACTTAGGGTGAAAGCTGAAAAAGTCGAAGAGGGATTACGCAATGAGCGGCCACGAAACAAAACCGCTAACGGATGATGTGTATACTCTGAATCAAGAGGCCATCAATCTAGAGAAGTGGCATAGTTCGTTGGAGAAGACGACGCAGCATGACAACGAAAATAATAGGGAAGAATCATCCTTAATGTCCCCTGGCTCTCTTGACCAGAAAGGGGACACGTGCTAACTCTTAAATAGTAAGAGGGTGGGGAGCAGCAGGTAGCCTGACTCGTCACTCTCTTGTGAGACCTGAGCCATGACAAGAGCTAAGCAGTTAAGAGATAGAATCGTCTTCATCCAGAAGCAAAAAGGTAAAACGGATGAAGAAGCGATACGCTTCGCATTGGATTATATAACGGCATTCCTAGACTCATACGCTTTATCAAACACTGTTTTGATAAAAGCTCTAGAGAGCCGCATCGCCCTGATAGATCACAATATGTCCAGAGAAGATAAAAAGAGATTCATCTTCCACACATCTAAATGAGCAAAAAAAGGGGGAGCTTAAAGCTTCCCCTTTGCCTTTTCTGTGTTCTCCCAAACCCATATCAAGTTAACTATCACCCCAAATACTACACATGTGTTTTGTAGATGGGGGACCATTACTTGCATAAGGCCCGCTGAAATTATACCAGAAGTGATTATTATCTGGTAGCCGCGATGGGTTAAATTGACAGGCAGGTTCATAACAAACCTCATTACTCTAATCCGTTGCTGATATAGGTGGCAACAGTTATTACAAGAAGGACGCCAGCTACAGCCGCATACATTCCGTGGCCTTCGATGAAAACCGCAGATAGATATGCCGCATGGGCGATTCCATGTGAGCAATGAAGAACCTTAGTGTGATGATCTAGGCTATGCTTCATTGCCGCATACTGAGCCACAATCTCGTTACGGATATTCTGATAAGTGTTCAGAATCTCTTTTCCGATATTAACGGAACCGCTACGAAGATGCCCAAGAATGGCAAGAGGGAATTGTAGAAGCATCTTGAACCTCGTCACACAATGACAACCTTAAGGAAGGTTCTATCCAGTAGCAACCTTCGTTAAGATATATGCTACAATTTTCAATCATATTCAACTAAATTGTTTGCTTGACAGTGTGAGTTTACCGTACTAGCCTGGAAAAACCAACAATTGCGTATTTTTGAGGTAATATGGTTCAAAAGTGGACAATCAAAGCCAAACTGGCAAATAGTCAAGCTGTTTACTTATGGGGTAATCATAATCGATGGGTTCCCGATATGGGGAAACGGAATATCGATGCCGTGAAAAAGTTCGACTCAATTGATGATGCGAATTACGAGGCAAAACTATTCGATTTAGAGAAGATGGCAATGAATCAGTTTAAAGTAGGGACTTCGATTATTGTTATCGATCCTTGTTGACAACTGGCCTAAGCTGTGATATGACGTGTTTGCCATTAGGGCAAATAGGAGATTTACCATGAAGCTTGCTGAGGGTGGAATCCAATCGAATGAGTTGGAAGAGTCGTCGCTGATCGATGCGACTCGGGCCGAAGTGGTGAAGTTCCTCGATTTGATCGGGGATAAGCAGGAGTATTCGGCTCTGGCGTCGGCTCTCAATGCCGCTCAGGCCAACGCTCAGGTTGCGGACACGAATCAGTATATCGTGGTCAGGATTCGCAACTAGGCTCTGATCACAACAGTCTGAGCATACCAGATGGGCTGGCCGAAAGGCTGGCCCTAAACTTTTTTGTCTCTTGTGAAAAAAGTTGTTGCATCCTGTCCTAGGTTAGGGTATAAGAGTTGTCACCAGAGACGCACTACTCTAACAATTGAGGAGATAAAAATGGCCGCGCTTGTTGAAACCATGGCTTACGCTTATCGTGGCACGAATGCTGATATTCCGTGGCACGGTTTCGGAACGCAGTGCCATCCCGATACGCCCCCCGCTGACTTTCTCAAGAAAGCTGGTCTTGATTGGAAGGTGGTTCTTCGCCCCTCGTTCATCACGTTCAAGGGTCCGAGTGACGAGTATCCCCGCACGATTGCGACGGGTGATCAAGCCTTGGTGCGCGAGACGGACGGAAAGGTTCTCACGAACGTTTCAGGGACGTGGTTCCCCGTTCAGAATTCGGAAGCCTTCGATTTCTTCAATGAGTTTGTCGCCGCTGGCGATATGACTATGGAGACGGGAGGTTCACTCCGTGATGGCAAAATGGTTTGGGCTATGGCCAAGGTCTCGGAATCTTTCGAGGTTTTTGGTCATGACAGGGTGGATAGCTATATGCTGTTTTCCAACCCGCACGAATACGGTAAGGGAATCGACATTCGTTTCACTCCCGTTCGCGTCGTCTGCAACAACACTTTGACGTTGGCCCTCGCAACGAAAGGTGATCTGCAAATCAAGCTCAGCCATCGTAAGAAGTTCGATCCTGAGATGGTTAAAGAGGCCCTTGGGATTGCCCATGAGCGACTTGTTGAGTATCGCGACATGGCTAAGCTTTTGGGTTCCAAGAAAGCAGAGAAAGAAAGTGTGGTGGAGTATTTCACTCGCATTTTCCCGCATACCAGCAGGGATAAGGCCACAACCGAAATGTCCAAGGTTGGGGCTCAGGTAATGGAGACGATTGAGACTCAGCCTGGAAATGAGTTTGCCCGTGGTTCGTGGTGGCAGGTTTTCAACTCTGTAACATATGCCACGGATCACACTCTAGGCAAGACTCCTGAGAATCGTCTGTGGAACTCTTGGTATGGTTCGGAAAGGACCCGCAAAATCAAGGCGATGCAGTTGGCCACGGAGTATGCGGCCCTTAGCGGAGATTTGGAGAAAGTTTCCGCTTGACAGGGTATGAGTAGTAGGGTAGAACAACCACATCAGCCGCTAGTTAGGTGATTGGGTCTAGCGGCTGGTTTCCTCCCTGGAGAAACTGAGAGGGTTTAGGCCCTCTCAGTTTTCACAAAAGACGGGATACATAAAATGGCGGTTAGCGATAACGTTCGTAGACTACTGGGTGAATTCTTAGGGTCGCCCGAGAAAGCGAATGATATTTTGAACCGCTTACAGGGTGATAATACCTATAATCCCAATTGGAATGATCCTAGAGCATTGTCCGATTGGAGAATGATGATCGGTCCCTTTGCTCGCGAGAATTGGACTTCATTCCCCTCGGAAGTAAGAGAAGGGTTGCGAAAGGACGCTGAGGATCACATAATGAAGATGACTAGCTATTTGGCTCTTGCATCAGTCAAAAAATCGGATTATGATGCAATGGCGAAAGAGCATGGTGTATCGTCTTCAAACACCGTGATTCTTTGATCGAATAGAGACTAGACTAAGCAAGTTGCTCCACTTGAAAACTGTTTTATACAGTGTAGTCTAGTCTCCATGAGTTTGGGTGATAAATCTGTAGAAGCTTGGCGTTACCCTCACGTTATAGGCTTCACATGTGCTTACTACTTGGCCCGATCCCCCCGTATCCCCAGCCAAATAGAAGCACGCCCAATCCTCTCCTGGTGCACAACCATCCTTAGCATTTTGTGCGGGTGCTGAGGTAAAGACCGCAAGTGGTTAAACAGCCATGAAAAAGGTGGAAGCCCTTTATCTTATCATAACAGGAGTTAACTATGTCAGGCAGTTTTAATTCCGATAAAGATTTAAGATCGGACCTTTGGAAATGGACGTTTTGGATTTTCCTTTTCATCACGGTTTTCTCTGGCCTAGCGTGGTTTATCAATCTCGCTTCTGTGCCTGGAAAGATCGTTTCCAAGACGCTCGATCCTGATAACATCATTCATAATTATGAATGGTTTCATGATTTCAATGGACAATACAAGTCCAGAATCAATCAGATATCTAGCCAGAAGGCTATGATAAAAGACCTGGGGGAAGTCAACAACACTGAGAAAGTTCGGCTGGCTCAGGAACTCTCAGCCATAAGACAATCTTGCAGAGATATCGTGACCCGATATAATGCAAATGCCACCAAAACCAATCGATCTATTTTCATGGGTCGGGAAGCTCCTGAGAAATTAGAAATTTCAACATGTGAGCAATAAAATGGATAAAGAAAGCCTTCTGGGGGCGATCTTCACGGGAGTGTGGTGTATTGTTATGATAGGGGCAATCGCATGGTTCGCTTTATAGGTATGAAAGCTATCCCCGCATTGGGGATTTGTCTGGCAATTGTGTTGGGTCTCACTGGTAATACTTGTGTTGACCCTAATGCAAATCGGCCTCCAACGGTTCAACAGGAACAGGCTAAAAAAGCTTCGGAAGCCGCCAAGCATCTGAACTTTTCTGACAATGCCGAAATTGATAACATCAAACATCGGCTCGAATTGACGGCTCAGCCCTCGCTACTAGGGTTTATTGCCCTGGTCAATAATGTAGGGCAGATCGCCTTATACACTCCTGTCCAGGGAAAAGTTACCTCAGGAGGTAAAAGGCTTACCCCTCCGTTTCAAGTGTCCCATACACAAAGGGATTGCGGAGAATCATCATGTGATGACATAACTGCTGCCCCATCGGATGAAGGAACCTGGGGAAGCTCTAACGAATACATATTCTTTAGAGCCCCTACAGGGCAGTATTTCCAGACCAATATGCAATACATCTACAGCGACAAGCCTTTCAGGCCAACTGTAGAGCCGCTGTTGGTTATTGGAGAATCGTCTGCCGCTGGCCAAGCCAAAAAGTAGGCGTATCAAACCGTAGGGTGAAGAGTATGCAGACCATTGAGATTAAGCAGCAAGAGCTAGATAAGCCTACCAAATGTCCGTATTGCAATGAGACTACGGATATGGCTGCTGCAATGCATAACCATAAGCCTACGCCTGGATCAATCAGTGTTTGCCTTCACTGTATGCATTGGGCAATATTTGATAAGGATTTGAGCCTGAGAAAGCCGACAACCGAAGAAACAATGAGATTGGGCAATGACCCGAGATTTATTATTGCCCAACAACTTGGAGCCTTATTAGGTCAAGGCTTTCAGAAAACTAAGTCATCTGTGAACTAGAGATAATATCTTCGTCTAGTTCCTTTTCGATGGCACCAATCTTCAATAAGTCCATCTTATCAGAAGGCCAGCGCATACCAACACAGTTGGCCTTTGATACCTTCTTAACACAAACCATGTCAGATTGATTTCCACCTAGGACGTGGTAATAATCATCGTCCTCAGAAACATATAATCCGACATGTCCGCCCCCTTGGCGTTTGAAAACTAGAACAGCCCCATAGGCTGAGTCTTGAACGGGGCTTCCCCATGCTTTCCATGATAAGGCCCATAGAGGCGAATCAGGAACGTCTTCCCCTGCTTCACTCATGACATGAGCCATAAACAATCCGCACCATGGAATTGAATCGTGGTTATAATCATTAATTAATCCTAATGATCTAGCCCACTTAATTATATCTTGATTGTCTTCATCCCCTGGTTCTTCCTTGACTCCAATTAGAGCTTTTGCTACTATCATCCAAGGTAGATCGTCCGTCTTTTCATTGGAATCGGTAGTTTCAGCATTCGTTGAAACAGGGGTATCCGCTGAAACTCCTGTCCATTGTGCCTTTAAATCGTCTTCTGAGCCATCATAGGCGTTTAAATCAACATCACCCTGTATCCCCCGCACCCCATGAGGATCAGGGCCTACACCATCTCCTGTATATTGCCATAGCCAATACGAATCCCATGCATCGGGGAGCTTGGCTTTAGGGCCATATTGACATAGCCATAAACGATGCTTTCCCCAAAAACCATCAGAGTCATCTTCTAATTGTTCTTTGATTAGATTTCCAGAATATAATACTGGCCTTTGACCAGTCTTATCATAAACGGCTTCTAAGAATTGTCTAGCCTGTTTCAGGCTCATTGTTTTGCCATTGGGGTTAGCTTCAAAATCTAATGCTAATAAAATGCCTTTGGTATCTCCAACAGTGTCTAGAAAGTTACTAACTTGGTCATCAACATCTTCACCAGTGCCAAAATGATAAGCCCCCCAAAGTAAATCAGCATCAATTGCTTGTGGTTGTCTAGCTTTATACTTTTTATCCTGTAATGTTGCGCCTTGTGTAGCTTTGTGTATAATACCTCTTATACCGTCTTTGTAGGCTTCCTCGAATGAGGTAACTACATCGCCATGATAAATGTCTGCAACTATTGGTGTTGGCATTTTAAAACTCCATTAATGTTATATCGTAATATTTAGAGAAAGAGACAAATGCAGTTAGATGAAAAAGTAACTATGGATTTTTGTGAGACTAGACTTGCAATTCCCCCATTAGGAGATATCATATTTGACGTAGATGGAACGCTTGCAAATTGTGAACATAGACAGCATTTCGTCCGATCAAAGCCTCGTAATTGGAAAGCTTTCAATTCCACTATTGGGGATGATTCCGTTCATTGGGATATTGTTTGGCTAGCTCGTCTATTCCATTCGGTTGGTTGCCGTATTTTGATTTGCACCGCTCGCACTGATGATTTACGGGAAGTCACAAAGAATTGGCTGGATAAGAAAGCTGGTTTGGAAGGTATCTATGAGAAAATCTATATGCGAGGAGAAAAGGATTATAGAGATGATAGCATTGTTAAAAGAGAATTACTTGACGAAATAAGGAATGATGGTTATGATCCTGTTATGGTCTTAGACGATAGAGACCGTGTTGTTAAAATCTGGCGGGAAGCTGGATTACGCTGCTTACAAGTGGCCCCTGGAGACTTTTAGGCTAAATAGAGGAAAACAAGATGTTTAAACGCGCATTAGTAAATGATCCAATGTTTAATTATATCATATCTGAACAAGTTGAAATACAAAGTGAAATGAAATCAGTCATAGAAAAGCTTACAAGGCTTGATAGGGAGGATGATGCTGAAATCATTTCACAGTTGTTGGACCTCAGTGAAGAGATTGTTAGACAAGTTACGGCGGAAGACATTGAGGCCGCAATCTCCTCTTGTGAAAAAATCAATAGATACTGGGACGATTATCCAGAACTCATGTCCGAAATTGATGAATGGGTCGAAAACGGAGATATCTCCTGATTATCACGAAGGATATAATATAATAGATAATCCGTTATTTGGTATTCTTTGGACTTATCATCTATCTCGGTATTGGAACTCGCCTGAATATAAACGTGGATATGATGATAGGATGAAGAAACATCTAAATATGTAACAGCAATACGGGTGTAGCTTAGTGGACTAAAGCAGCGGTCTCCAAAACCGCGATCAGGGGTTCGAATCCCTTCTCCCGTGCCATTCTATTATGATAAAATATGACTATCACATGGGTTGATCCAAAGGCGTGCTTGCCTCCTCATAGGCTAACGCATCCCGAAAAGTTCCAAGATTTAGTAGAAGAGTTTAAAAATAATAATTGGGGTAGGGGGTTTCCTGCCTTAATTGGATATTGGGATATTAATGACGATGATAAAAAAATACAGTTAATCTCAGGAACCCATCGTTGGAATGCAGCAATCAAGGCTGATATTCTTATACCAGTTGAAATACATAGCAGGGAATTCCTCGAAGAGATTTGGGGAACTGACGAATGGCTAGAAATGATGCAAAACCCGCTAGTGGTATAACAAGAGTTGAATTAATTGACCATCAGGTTAAGGACCCTGGTAGGCAATATGTTAGATATGCTTCTAAAGGCAATCGATTTAATATTGAGTTTAGTTATCAAGATGATGGCAGAACGTTGAAGATATTCGTGAAAGAGATAGATGTTTTACAAGTTTCCTCAGATAACAAGAATTGAACCTGTATTAGAAGCGATTAAAGGTTCTGATGATTTTCGAGTAACCGAAAAGGAAGGTTACAAGGTTATCAATTACAACCTTGCTAGCTCCTCAACATTTCCTAAAGTAGCAATGTCAGATAAGCCGTTTGTATGGGCTAATACAACTCCTGACGGAATGTATGTTCATGCAATTACTCCTGAGCAAGACTTGTTTAATTCCGCTGTCAGGAGAGAATGTCGTGGTCTGATCTTTAATGATGACGGCAATCTTATCAGAAGAGCCTATCACAAGTTTTTCAATCTCAATGAGAGAGAAGAGACCTTATTAGATAATGTGGACTTCTCAACTCCTCATGTGATTATGGAGAAGCTTGACGGATCAATGGTAACTCCATTGTTCCTACCCGATGAAACCCGAGGGGCATTACATCTCCGCTTAGCCACAAAGGCAGGCATTACAGATGTGTCAATGGAAGCCGAAGTTTTCATTGCCAATAAGCCTTGGTATAAAGAGTTTATGGAGTTGTGCCACGCCCAAGGCCTAATGCCAATCTTTGAGTATGTTTCTCCTGAGACTCGAATTGTCATACATCATAAGGAACCGAACCTTATTCTGACTGCTATTCGCAATCAGATTACGGGGGAATACCTTCCATATTTCCAAATGCTTATCAATGCCAAGTATTGGAATATTCCTCATGTCAATGACGTTTATCGATCAAGCTCATTTCTTGAAGACGACATTATAAAGAAAATAGAGAACACTTCTGACACAGAGGGTGTTGTTGTCAGGTTTGATAATGGACATATGGTCAAAGTTAAGACTCTATGGTATGTTGCCATTCATAGAGCAAAGGACAACCTCTTACATGAGAAGCGAGTTGTTGAGCTTATTCTAGAGGATAAGGTTGACGATGTTCTAGGCTTCCTAGACCCTGAGGACAGAGACAGGCTAGATGCCTATCGAACCTCGTTTGTAAACGGTCTGGATGCCACGAAAAAGCTTCTCATACACCATTACTATCCCAAGGCTAAATCAATGAGTCGTAAAGACTTCGCTCTTGGTTTTGGTAAGGATATCCCTGGTTGCTATGCCTCAATCATATTCTCATGTTGGGATAAGGGAGTAGAGCATATTGAGGGGGAAGTGTTAGAGGTAGTTAAGAAGTCGTTAACAAGCCAAGCCAAGATCGATAAGACACGTCATATATGGGGTAATGCGGTTTGGAGTTTCAAAGTGATGAATGAATGATAGAATATTTAATAGCATTTTTTGGAGTAATGATAACCGATTTCTTTTATGTTCATTTCGTGAAAGCAATTGGGCAAGATAGTGCTCTGAAAGGTGGTTTGTGTTCAGGAGCCTATTACCTGATATCAGCTATAATCATTATTAACTATACAGCCAACCATGCCTTAATCATTCCAGTTGCATTAGGAGCATTTGTTGGTAGTTACATTGGAATCAAATATAAAGGTTGGAAATGACTGAGTTTGTAATAAGTGACCATCATTTCGGTCATGAAAATATCTTGAAGTTTGGAAGAATAGACGGAACGCCTGTTAGACCTGAGTTTTCTTCGGTTGAACATATGAACGAAGAAATGATCAGACGGCATAATCAAGTCGTAGGTAAGAATGACAAGGTTTATTTTTTGGGTGATGTTGCTTTTAAAGCTACCGATCTACATGCTGTTATGCCAAGGCTTAATGGAAGAAAGGTTCTGATTCTAGGTAATCATGACAAGCTGAGAATGGATGACTACTATAAGTATTTCAAGAGCATCTATTCAGCCAGATACAGAAAAGACCTTGGCCCCGATGGAGTAATGCTCTGTCATTACCCGCTGCATATCGATGCTAATTATCCTAATAGCCCTATCTGTGTCCATGGTCATATCCATGAAAAGGAAATCACAACAGAGATATATTGCGATCTAGGTCAAATTGGTCCGACAAAGAAAACTGTTCCTGACGCCAGATATTTCAATGTTAGCGTTGAACGAATTGACTATACGCCCATTTCGTTCGATTATCTGTTAGCTAGAATTAAGGAAAGAAAAGAGAGGTATTGATAATGTATGTGAAGGTTGGTCAAAGAGTAATGATGATTGGAGACGACGTTTCTCCAACTGAGCTAACAGAAGCAATTGAAACTCTAACAGTAGGAGATATTTACACAGTAAAGAGTTGGGTATTTGGTGGGGGTAAGACTCTAATTGAGTTAGAAGAATTCCCTGGTAAGCGTTATAATCTGGCTATGTTCACAACAGTAAAAGGTGTATAAAACGTGGATGATCTTAAACATTTGAAAATATGGAAACAGACCTTAGAATTTGAAATGAAAAATGGGGTATATGTAGCTCAAGTAAAGCATTCTGATGATGGTTATTTACTGTCAGTAGGAAATCAGAATGAAGTTCCAACCGCATGGTTTGTAACTGATCCAAGAAAGCCCCAAGATTTAGCTACATGGGTTAGTTCCGTTGGAACTGGTGGTAGTTTGCCTGTTGCTAGTGATAACCCGTCCATTGGAGCTATATTTTTAAATACTTTACAATTTAATGATGGGCGTGTAGTTCTTCATATATTTTTAGACGATGTTAGACCTGTTGAAGATGAAAAGGATAATGTAAATGAGCGTTTGGAAACCCTCTCCAATTGAACAGACTCCTGCAATTGATGTAGGAGCCTGGAAAGTCTATGAGGCTGAGTTTGAAGATGGAACGAAACAGCGGCATATTGTTGGCTATAACCTAACCGAGCAAGAGGGTAGGGTTAGTTCTGCAATCATTGATTTCGATCCTGAAACCTATACTTGCACAACCTGTAAAGGCCGCAAATATAGATTGGTCAAAAACTATCATTGCGATCCTAATAACGACGCTGCCTATGTTTGGGATTTTTGGCAACGTTTTAATAAGGTGGTCAATGCAGTTGATGTTACGAGAGAATATCATAAGTGACAGAAAAGACTTTGTTCATGATGGTTGGCTTGCCTGGATCAGGCAAGTCAACTTGGGTTGATTATCAGCAACGGAATGAAAGGTGTTATACCTATTCAACTGATCACGTAATTGATAATATCGCGTCTCTTTACAAGGTTGATTACGATTTCATCTTTAAGCAAGCGATTGACCTAGCCAAACGGATTTGTAATCATCAATTAGGTATAGCCCAAACGGATGATGTTCCTGTTATTTTTTGGGATCAAACCAACTTGACAAGGAAGTCTCGTAAGGCTAAAATGTCTCAGGTTGACCCTGCCTACCGTAGGGTTGCCGTGGTTGTTCAGTGTCAGGACAGATTCAAATGGCTTGAACGCTGTAAGAGCCGAAAAGGAAAACATATCCCCTTAAAGGTATTAGAGGATATGGAGAAAAGTTTTGAAATGCCCGAGAAAAGTGAAGGGTTTGATGAAATAGGAATCTATAGAACATGAAACAACTAGGTCTCGCAATTCTATTTGTTATCTGTTTTTCGATTGAAGTTTTGGCTCATTCATGGTATCCTTGGATTTGTTGTAGTGATAATGACTGTGCTCCTGTCACAAGTGTTATTATGCTTGAAGGCGGTAAACTAGAAGTTGTCACAAAACATGGGATCGCAGTCGTTAATGAGGACTTCGAAAGAAAAGAATCCCAAGACTCTCGAATGCACGCATGTATGAGATACGATCCTTCCGTGGAACAAATGATTCTTATTTGTTTCTTTGTCCCCCCTGGTAACTGAAAGGAACCCTTATGATAAGTGGTTTGCACGGTATCGAAGCTGAGTATGATGTTTCGACTATTAAGAGAACTTTAGCATCTTTCAGAGATGCCCATATTGAGCAGTATTATATTGCGGTGAAAGAGTTTCAAACACAATATATTGCTGCCGCTCGTAAAGTTTCAGACGCCATTTCTCACACTGAATTTCCAGAGGTTAAAGCTGATTTTGGTCTGACACGTCCTATCCTTAAAGATAAGGAATATGACAATATGATTAATGTATTCAGTCAGATAGTAACCCCTACAATTAAGCTGTCAATGAATGATGCCAATTCCATTTTCAATGATGATTGGGATTTTGTAAAACACGCAAAGTTTATTAATTCAACATATGCTTCCTCTAAGAGATAAGTTTTCGTTTCAGGCAACAGTATCACGTGAAGTTCAACGTCTTGTTGATGAACAAGGGTTAACCTATATCGAGGCTGTAATTGAATACGCCAAGACTATAGACGTTGAAGTTGAGGCTGTTGCCGAAGCTGTAAAGAAAATCCCCTTCCTCATGTCTAAGATTCAAGAGGAGGGGGAGATTCTTAATTTACTCCCAAAAACGGATAGGTTAGAGTGAATGGTTTTGACGCTTATAAAGCTTATGTATCTTTGAAGTTGCATTTCTACTCAAGCTATGATATATTTAAGTATAAAGGAAAAAGCAAACTCATTACTCCTGATACATATCTGAAACGTAATGACAAGGATATGTTTAAGACTTTGGCCCGTCACCATGATCCTGAGGGGCTTTTAATTGCTAATTTCCTTGAAAAAGATTATTGGATAGGCTTCCTTAAATCCGAGGAAGCTAAGAAAATATATCAAGATTGGAAACGAAGGCTTGATACATTATCGTATATGTTTAATGAAGAATTGAAGCTCTTAGAGCCCAATGCTTTAGAAAACTTTAAGACTGATGGGTTAAATCATCCTCCAATTTTACGTTTGTATATGGCTAAGAAAATTAGCCTAGAGACTCTGTTGATCGTAACAGAGTTGACGGGAATGAGAGACTATCTTGACAAGCAACTTTGTGATGATTTTGTGTGGAAAGAGATTTCCTTGAAGCTTGTTAAGTATTCTCCATTCCTTTCTTATCCTAAACAAAAGTTTACAAAATTACTACTAGAGAGGTTCCAAGGCTAAGAAACGCATCTAAATAAAACAGGGACAAGATTCTTGTCGCCTACTTTACATTATGTCGATTAATACGCTAACACGAAGGATACGATAATGACGAAACTAAGCTACGCAGATTTTAAGAAGAACCGTGAAAACTATGCTGATGCGCTCGCCGCAGAACTTGAAAAGCAGAATGCTAAGCCATCTCAGACATATGAAGATGCAGATGATCGCTTTTGGTTCCCTACGATTGATGATAGCGGCAATGGCCGTGCTCTCATTAGATTCCTCCCCAATCAGTATGATTTAGGTAAGTCTTGGGTCCGTTATTGGGTTTATGACTTTACAGGACCTACTGGACTATTCTATAAAGAAAAGTCTCTTGTGACAATTGGTAAGTCCGATCCCGTTGCAAAGTATAATTCGGAGCAGTGGGATGCAGGAAATGAGGCCGACGTTCGCACTCGTAAGAGAGGCGTCCGTTATGTAACCAATATCTATGTTATTAGAGACCCTGCAAAGCCTGAGAATGACGGAAAGGTTAAGCTGTTCCGTTATGGTCCTCAGATTCAAGGTATTATTGAAAAAGTTCTCCCTTTCAATAAGAAGACTGAAAAGGAAGAGAAGACTGAGGAAATCTTATCCGAGGCTGAGTTAGAGGATAAGGTTAGATTTATTCCTCATGACTTACAGGGGGGTGCAAACTTCCTCATTAAGGTTCGTCCTAATGATGAGGATAGCAATCGTCCTAAAAGAAAAGGTGGCAAGCCGTGGCCTACGTATGTCGACTCAAAGTTTGAGAAGCCTTCTCAATTCCTAGGCGGGAATGATGAAATGGTCGGTAAAATCTTTGAACAGACTTATGATCTGTCAGAGTTTACTAACCCCTCTACATTCAAGAGCTTTGAGGAATTAGAAGCTAGAATGAGAAAGGTTCTATGTCTGGATAGTAACCAGCCTAGATCAGTTTCAAATCAAGTTGAAGATAACTCTAACGATCTTCCGTTTGATCCTGATGTAGAAATGTCAGATGAAGATAAGAAGCTGAAAGAGCTATTTTCAAAAATCAATGCAGGGTAAAAGAAAAAGGGGGGCAAATCGCCCCCCTTTTCTTTCTGTATTACGCCGCCTCTTGGTCCGCATCGTCCTTGTTGATCAGAAAGTCATCGAGCTTGGCCCCGATGGCAATCTGAGCCTCCAACCACTTCGGCTTACGCCCGCGACCTGCCCAAGTCTCCGAGGGATCGGCAGGGTTCCGATACTTCGGAAGGATCGTGGTCCCCATAATGTCATCCAGGCTGAAACCGAGAACGGCACCTTCAGCACTCAGCTTGCCGCAGAACTCATTGTACTTGGCCCGCATCTGCGCCAAGGCCTGATCCTTCTTTCCCGCCGTCTCTTCCGCGATCTTGGCCTGCAATGCCATGAGAGAAGCATAGTCCAGAGTCGGGAGTTTCGACATGATCTCGCCGCTGGAAACGGTCTCAATGCTGGTCTCAGTCGTCTTGGTTGTCTTAGAAGCCATGTTGTGTTCCTTTCAAAGATGTGTTTGGTCTAGTCGTTGTATGTTCGGGCATCTCGCCCTTACCAGCATAGGTATAAGCCAACTCAAACCATTTTGCAATACTTTTTTTCATCGGAACCTACACTTTTTTAAACTATAATGTTGGTCCATTCAGAACAACTTTTTTTCGGCTACCCTCTTGACATGCAAATGGTACTATACTACGGTGACTCAACTCAACACGAGGGGAAACCATGCGGGTTAACAACGTCTCTCTGAGACTCGGTAAGGGTACTTCTAGGATAGTGGTGTTTGAGATGCCCACTAAGACTATAGAGTCTGCCCTTACATTGCATAAGCAAGGGGGTGGTTGGTTCCTCAGGTACAAAGGTGCTTCCATCATGGAAAAGGGGCATCCTGTAAGGTTTAATACCTTGACAGATGCGGGGATTAGTATTACTAACCATTTATCAACGTGGCTATCTAAACAAGGATGACGAGTCTTATGACAAAAGCAGCTAGGTATTCAGTCCAGAATAATCCCAAGCGTCGGATTGTGGAACTGAATAATCTTCTCCACCTGATCTTGAATGCGACGGCTGGTGTTCCTGCAACGCAGGTAATGAAAGCCCTCCCCAAGAGAAAGGACCTTTCTCTTTCCGTTTCGACTCTTCGTAACCTCAGGAACGGAACCACGATTTACCCGAGTATCAAGACTGCCTTCATCATTGCTATGGCCTCAGGCCGTATGAAGGAATTCAACGAGACGCTTACAACGGGGAAGCTTCCTGAAAATCTCCCCGCGCCCCTCGCAATCAAGACTAAGAAGATTGGGAATTATGTAAAGCTGAAACCCAAGAAGGATTCTGCCAAGCTTACCGTCATTCATGGTGGTAAGGTTGTGGCATGAGTAAGGAAGTAGAGATTGAGTTTGAAGTACGAACTCCTCAGGGCCTTCAAACAATAGTTAAGAGGATGCCATGGAAAATAACCATGGCGTCTTCTATAAGACGTGAAAAGAACCTTATAGAAAAGACTGAGGGGTATTATGTTTTACATGCATTCGATTCTGATGTTTGTCTTATGCGCAAGTATAGAATAAAATAAATGGTTCCCCCAACTGCCTTTCAACTTCACTGTCTTTCCTTCTTTAGAAGGGAAACCCATTCTGTTCAGTTATCAAAAGAACAGAAAGACGATCTAGAAAAGATGGGTTGGGTATCCTGGCAACCAACAATCTTGGGCTGTAACAATCTCTACTTCCTTACCGAATTGGGGAGAGAGGTTTGTGAAAAATATGTTTGGGAGCCCTTGACCTAGGCCGAATCATTTGCTATAAGAGAGTCATCAAACACGGGGAACCACACAATGGCTAAGATGGCTGATTCGGTAGCTTCTGCTTCCAAGCTCTCTAAGAAGGATATCGAGGCTCAGATTGTTGACTCTTTTGTTGAGGGTCGGAAGCTGAGTAACGAGGGAAAGCGAAAGGTCAATGCCGCGAAAAAGTTCTTCGCATCGGCTGAAAAGACTTCCTTCAAGAGCAAGTCTTTCATCGTCACCGCTGAGGAAGAGGAGCGGATGGGGTTCGATAAGGATGCCTTCATTCGCGACTTTGGGCAGGCTCTTTATGACAAGTATTACGTTCCTAAGCCTTGCCTGACCTACAAGGTAACGAATCGATAAGAAAAAGGGGGCTCAGAGCCCCCTTTGTCGTTATATGTTGAGGGAGAAATCGTCTTCCTCATTTTCGCCTCTGGATTTATCGGCAGGACCCCCTTTATGTTTATCGGGGTTGTGCTGAGTCGATGGCATCTTAAGTTCAGGTTCTTCATTGCTGCTACTGGTCTTATTATCAGTTGCATTGGGATTAGGACCTGATCTAGCAGCCGCTTCGTTAGCTTGCTGTTGGCCGCTGTTATCATTCTGAGCAGGGGGAGCAGGAGGAACCTTAGGACCTTCCTTACTCGTATCAGAAGACTGAGACGGGGGAACAATTTTATCGGCTGGCCTGTTTTGATTAGGTGGGGGTTGTTGTTGATTTGATGGAGAATTAGAGTCAGCTTGCTTATTATCAGGTGTAACATTTGTTTTTCCCAATAGAGCATCTTTATCTTTTTGCTGTTCAACAAAGTTATCAGTAGTTGTTGTTTTAACCGTTGCGTTACTAGGAACAATTGACGCTGATCCATCTGGATTAACATTCAATGTCAACTTACCGCCATTTCTTTTCATCATATCTAACATATGAGCTTTAAAAGCTGGCCATTGGTCTTTTCTAACTGCAAGACACCCTGCACTATAAAGTTTGTCTAAATCTCTTGCAGAGTGTAATAATATACCTTGCCTATCCGTGCCCCATTTTGGGTCATACATATTCTTAACCCCAAACGAATTATTGTTAAATCGCGGGTTATTAGAAGAATGCAATCCAGATTCTATTTGGAAAGAACCATATGGAATAGAACCTCTATGCATATCTCTATTATATGCGCCTGGAGCCCCTGTCCCATAATCATAAACTTTATCTTCAACTGTCAATTTGCCTTTTACATAATCTGGTCTCGTTACTTGTTGCTGGTTTGAAACCTTTACCGCAGATTCCGTTGCAGTTTGAGGCGTAGGGTTAGACGCCATTTTAGTTTGTAATTCTTTGATTTGATCAAGCTGCTTTTGAATAGCTTCTTTATCACCATCGGGAGCTTTTGCTAATTGGCCTTCAAGATATTTCTGAGCATTATTCAGATCAGACATAGAAGACGATTTTCCAAGAGATGGTGCCCCATTTCCTAACATTCCAGGGGTAACTTTACCGCCTAATGCAGCTTGAACATCACTTCTTTCCCAATGATTTCTTAAACCAAAATACATACCAGACATAGCATTTCTGGCATCTTCATAAGCCTTAGGATCGCCAGTCTTTAACCGTTCATATATCTCAGGGTAACGCTTAGACAAATAATGATGCATTGCCCTAGTTTGTTCCTGAGGAGTCGAGTTTCCTCCTGCCCCTCCCCCATAAAGATGCTTGGCTATGTTAGGATCAAGGCCATATTTCTTAATCGCCTCATTCACATCATGTCTGTTCATCTGGAAATGGCCATAATCGCCATATTCGGCTTTAGCCTCTTCCTCAGACATACCACGAGCCATAGCATTTCTTACATTAGCATTACCTTTTTTAATAAGTCTTTTGCCATCCCAAACGTCATTAGGAACATTGTTTCTATCAGTGTATGCTTCTTTTCTATCCCAATTCGTTTCTGATTGGGCAATAGCTCGGACAAACTTTAATTGATTTGCATCGATATCACTTAGGTCATCTGTGTTTTGCCCCTCAGGAGCATATAATTTTCCAACGCCAGATGCGTCAATAGTTTTTTCTTTAGGACCATCCGCCCGTCTTTCAGGACTTCCGTAATTAGAAGAATAAGGCACGTTTCCGCCCGTACCTCCTGGGGAACCTTGCGGTTGGCCAGAAGGTTGCCCAGACGGATCAATTGCCCATCCATCATAGGGAACATTAGGATTAGAAGGGGTAAACGGAGTATGTGTTGTTGAAGGTATTCCATAATTAGACGTATAAGGAACAGAAAGCCCTTGGCCCATTTTCATCCGTTGTTGAATTGGACTCAGACCCTTTTGCTTTCTTCTATTTTTTACTGCTTGTCCGTCACCTTCTCCCGACTCTCCTGTATCTTCGGCATCAGCAACCATAAGTTTACTAGCAGTTTCAGAAACCTGATCCCAAAATGAATCAGGCATTTTCAATGTCGGAGTATCTAATATAATGCTAGATGCTTTTAACGTAAGTATCTTTTGGGCTTCAATGTTGATATGTTGAGATGAATAGACGTTCCAATCTTCAATCTTCTTAATATCACCTTCCTCTTGGAGACGATCTTCTCCCGATGATCCTTTTAGCTTACTAGGAGCTTTAGGAGTAACTATTGTATCATTTTGAGGATTGCCATTTTTGAACTTCTCTTGAGCTTTCTTTAAGGCCCCGTCATATCCTATTTTAGGGTCTTTTCTCATAGAGTTAAACCATTTCTTACGCTTTGATATTTCTTCCTGAGTCATATCAGGAGTAATGCCTAATGCGTCGTTAATGGTTGAATTACCAGAACCTATCGTAAGTAATCCAGCAAGACTGCCTAGAATACCAATGCCACCTGCAATAGCAGGGATTGCCCCTCCTGGCAGTTTACTAAGAATTGAGGGTAATTCTGCTTTTTTATATGTTGATGCTTTTCCAAATGCCTCAGATGGTGACATTGGAGCTTTAATAGATGATTTGACCTTTTTAGTTGAATTGGTTCTTTCTCCCCCTGAGAAAGTGGGAGATTGTTTTACCTTAGCAGCTTCGGTTATCTTTTCTGATAACTTCATAAAATTAGTTGCTATTTTCTTAGACAGCGTATCAAATCTTTTTTCAGACCTGCTGTCTAATTCCTTAACAGCCTTCTCAACATTCTTTGCTAATAGTTTATCATTCTTTAATAATTCTCTACTCATTTTTTGAGCATGTTCATCAACATCTTTAAGACCCTGTACCAAATCTTCAAAGGCCTTAAACTTTCTATTTGGCTCAATAGCAGACTTATCAATGATATCCTTAATACCATCTAGTTTATAATGAGCATTCAATAGTTCTCCAAAGATACCCATGTTCCCAAGGGTCTCTCTTTTGAGGATATCTAATCCTACTCTTTTGAATGCTTCTCCTAAACCAAACTGACCAGTCCGCCACATTTGGATCGCTTCTCCAAATGAGCCCATATTACCCAAAGTCTCTCTTTCAATAGTCTCGTATAGAGCCCCTTTTGATCTTTGACCAAAAGTCATATTATTAGTGGTATCTCTCCAATCTCTCCACGTAGGAGCCCCTGAGGTTTTTGGAGAAGATGCCTCTGATTTAACAGTGGATTGTAATGCTTCTGAAAGTTTGCTAGCTGTTGATTTATCTACCATGGAACGTCTTTAGGGTCTGTGAATACATGTTTTTCATTCTGACTTGATTGTGCCTTTTCTTGTAGTTCTCCACGAATAAAGTCATAATATACGTTACGTTCATACGGATACATGTTTTCAATTTCATTTATGTTAAATGAATGATGCTTTTTCATAACGAAGATGGTTTTATAAAAGTTTAGTAGGTCCTGTCCTGTTAGACAAAGATAAAAAAATCAGCTAACGATGACAGATTAATAACTCTTTCTGTTCCCTTTGAATTAGTATAAGATATCTTATAAATCATAGAAGGGTCGGAATCCATAAAGTCACGTACTTGCTTTTTGATTTTCAATGGTAAGCCATCAATGAAATTAACTGTGTCTTCTTTTGTCAAGAAAGGCTGCACAGTCTCTTGACCATTCTTCTTAGTGACTAAAGAATCCACATGACGGAATATCATTTCGTCTTCGATTTCTATATTAGGCTTTCCTAACATACTTACGTCTGTATAGAATATAACACTAGGCCATTTCATTTTAATATATTGGTCAGAATCAATAACAATCTTAGAACTGATGTTTTCAGGGAAATCAACCTTTATGTCCGTTATGTTGATTTCAAAATCATATTCTTTATTGTCCTCATTGTCATTGTAACTAACTTTGATTATGTTATCTGCTGATATACCCCATAGTTGTAAAAACATCCATTCTAGGTCAAAAATAGTTAGAGAGTTTACATCAAACTTTTCATCAATAATACAATTATCGACAACCTGTTTAATTGATGATAGTATCTCTTTGATTTCCCCGCTTTGCTTGGCCATTAGAAGTAGTTTTTCATCTTTACCTGTAATTGGCCTTACATGGATTTTCTTCTGAGTAGAAGGAATCTCTAATTCACTTGTAGGATGGATAGTTTTCATTATTCGTTTTCCTTATCGTGTAGACATTGATAAATCTTGATTAAACCATGAGAAGAATGTGAATGTAACTGGCACTGCCATTATGTTGTTCATTTCTCCCCAATTCAATTGTATGTCAGATACCATTATAGGGTATGCTTCCTGTAGAATATAAACAGAGGACTTTTCCCCTGCATCGGTAAAGGTCGTTATTTCTACTACAGTTTCATAGTCACTCTTATATGATATTTCAAAAGGATCGAGCCTACTACCCCCTGCCCCTCTAGCTGTGATTTCACTACTAGTCCCCTTTATATCACCCTCTCGGAAGTCTTTATTGATGATACAAGTTTGCCATGTGTCAAAATACTTTTTGATGATCCCTTGGGCATCAGCTAAAAACACTAACGTAATATCAGTGAATATTGGAGTAAACGGCTTTTTCTCAATAGGACCATAGCTGTAACGTAAAATGTCATGTGTAGCAACTGTATATCCTGGTAACGGTACTGCCATACACCAGAACTCTAACATTCTAGATGCCACATTTAAAATAGTGTCCCCTGCCATTAAAGCAGGGGGGAATATTCTTACAAAAAACTTGTTAGTCTTTTGTAGACCCTGAAATTGTTCTATCTTGGCGTTGAAGGACTCAATATTGAATCCTTCTCCCGATTGCCTTTGACTTGGATTATTAGATGTTATTACTGGCATTACCTTACTTTACGCATACTGTCTGTCCATACTGTCTGACGTGCAATAGGTGCTCCGAACTTACCGCCATTATTTCGGCCTCCCTTTTCAAATCTTTCAGTTGGAAGAAATAGAATTGTATCCCATTCTTCATAGCTAACAATGAGAAAACGTGATCTAACGTATTTATAGAGGTAATGCTTAATGCATGGTCTGAATAGCTTGAACTTGGTGGCTTGTTTCAGAATATCATAAGAGATTTTAAGCCTCTTGTTTTCATCATACGCCTTATTGTTCAATGTAGTGTATAGAGCAGCCATTAGCTTACCTCTCATAGTAGGGGAGAGGTAATGCATGTTAATTCCAAGAAACCCTGCTTCTCCCTCGGTTCCAGCACGCGCCTTCACTTCTATAGGGAATATAACAGGGAACCTGTCATAGTATGGCAGCTTGGCTTTTGTTTTTGGATCATAAAAGAACATGACCATCTTACCAATAGAACCTTGGGTAATACGTCCTGTCTTAATGAACCTATCTGGATTGGCTTCTCTCATTAACTCGCTGGCGTTAACATTACGAAATACTCTAGCGGTTTTTCTTAGCCAATCCATGGCCTCTTTTGACTTTGAATTAATATCAATTCCAAGAGAAGCCGCACGATCAGACATTCTCTGGAAAATATAACTTGCCATTTATTTTTTGCTTCCTAATCTAGTTCTCAATCTTTGGCCAATTTTCTTGTTGCCGTATTTGGCATCCATTACTTTTTGCTTTTCGTGATTATCATCTATGAAATTTGAAAATGATTTCATGTTCTTTTCTTGGGCGTCGGGTGAAATAGGAGCTAAGTGCCCTCTATTTCCTAACATTGGATTTGCTTGCATAGCATTTTTAATCTTGGCCCACATTCCCTCAGATAAATAAATAATCATACGGTCTCCTTTTTAGGTTTTGGTGTTCTAATACCTAGATCATTCTCTGTTAAAAGTAGGAACTCAATACCTTTGCCTTGACAATATTTTGTGCAGGCATCCCACTTTGCTTTATTATTAGCGAAAGTAATTACTTCTTTTTGAAATGTTTTCTTGTGTTTGGTTCCTTGGACGGGTTGAATGGTCTGCTTAAATGGTTTGATTTCAACAAAAGCTTCTCTTATAGTCCCGTTCTTATCTTTCCATTTCATCCAAAAATCAACGAAATAGCGTCTGATTTTTCTCTTTATAGGACAGCGATATGGAATAGGGTGTTCTTCTGATGACCATTCTAATACATTAGGGTTTTTGTCTAAATCATACATAAACTTCAATTCCCAAGAGCTTCGGTATACTATATTTGAAATGTTACCTTTATACTTAAGGGGGTGTATTGGTTTATATGTTCCTTGTAGGGTTTTTCTACCTCGGTTCGCTTTCATTTTATGGCCTAAATAGCTTGAAACAAAGAATATTTAGGAAGCCATGCCAACAATAGAAATCGATACAGATATCAATGCACAGAACGGTTTATCTAACGCAGGGGAGAATGTTAATACAGGTAACATTGCCGTAGTTGGTAATGGCCCGTATTCCCCTCCTACTTCTACTAGATGGATTAGACAACGGCTCATTGATGATCAAAGATTAGATACTCTTCAATTCCCCTCAGATTTACCAAAGTATTATATCAGGTTGGGATTGAGTAAGTACACTAGAATAAATCCTACAAGAGGGGCAGTCTTAACCCCTTCTAAGTTTATATTGCTACCACTTCCATTACAGTTAATGGATAACCAAGGCGTATCATATGAGGAACAGCAATTAGGTCCTACACTTGGAACGGTTGCTAACATGGCTGATGCAGTCAAGGATAGAGTTAAGAATATCATGAGTGCTACCCCTCCTAGTATATCTGATCCTAAATCCTTAGGAGACTATGCCTTAAAGATAGGTTCTGAATTAGGAGGGCTGGCCTCTGATGCAGTAAAAGGGGTAGTTACGCAGGGACCTGGATTAGCTGCCGCCCAAGCAAGGCAAGCCGCTGGCAATGCGGGGGCTGTTTCAGATGTTGTGTTGGGGTATTCTCCAAACCAGTTTCTTACCATCCTTCTTAAAGGACCGATGTATAAGAGAAATGAGTTTACATGGAAATTATCACCCCGTTCTCCTATAGAAGCTAAAGCTATTAACCAAATTGTAAGATTGATGAATAATTCTATGGCCCCTGGAATTACAGGGGGAGGGTATTTCTTCTCATTCCCAAGCATATTCTCAATTAGCTTTATGCCTAATTCTCAATATCTGTTTAAGATGAAACCTTCGGTATTAGAGAATATGGTTATCAATTATACTCCCGCTGGCCGTAATGGATTTTTGCGGGCTGATGAAAATACAAGTGGATTAAATGCTCCTGAAAGTGTTGAAATTAAAGTTAGATTTCTTGAATTAGAGTATTGGTTAGCAGGAGATTTCATAGAAGATAATAATCCTGCCAACGTTACAGAAGGCATTAGACAAGATATTAAAAGTCCAGAGAAATAACATCAATGTCAAATGACGATTATTTTCCAAAGTTTCCTAAGATCATTTATTCAAACACGATTTGCTTAGACATAAGTAAACGGGTTGGTTTAACTGATACTATGAAAAATAATATCACAACCTTTTATCCATTCACTCTAGATTCTGGAATGAGGTCGGATCAAGTTTCATATGGCTATTATCAGAACCCATATCTTGATTGGATCATATATCTAACCAATGGTATTATTGATCCTTATTATGGATGGTATTTGAGTGTTGAAGACTTTGAAGCATACATTATTAAGAAGTATGGTTCTGTTGAGGATGCTATTCGCAGAATCCGTCATTATAAATTGAATTGGACTTCTGATGAAAATGAAATCTCAGTTTCATTCTATGAAAACAATCTTCCAAGCGCATTAAAGAAGTATTACACTCCTAGATTTGGTTCTGAGACTTCGGTTGTCTCTTATATTAGAAGACGTGAAGATTGGATTACTAATACAAATAAAACTGTTCAATTAACAATTGACTCTCAGAATGATAATACCTTTCAGGAAGGGGAACTATGTATTCTGACTAACGATACAATTGAAGTTGGGTCGGGGGAGATTGAAAGTGTTATAGATAATATCGTTGTAATACAGAAAATTACAGGCAATACATCAGCCAATAATGTATTGGTTGGAAGAACATCTAACGCTTACGGTAATGTGACTCATTCATTAGTCTTGAATGAGAATATAACAGAAGACGAATATGTATATTGGACCCCAATTAACTATTATGATTGGGAAGATGATAAGAACGAACGTAACAAGTTTATTCAGCTTATTGATCCTGCTTATACTCTAAGCATTTCAGAAGAGCTACGCCTAACAATGAAAGAAGCTGCTAACACCTAATGCCTATACATAGAGTTGATGACAGTAGTGTTATTCTTCCAACTAAATGTAGATTAACACGGTTCACACTAAAGGGTGCAGAAATTAAACAACACGTTAGAGCCCTTAACGTGTATGAAAGTATTTACAAGCCATATATTACCATTCAAGCTGATGTTTTGGATAACGTTCCTGGTGGACTGATTAAAAGCCTGGACCTTAAGCCTGGAGACCCAATAGAGTTTTCATTCGACTCTGTTGAAAACCAACCATATGATGGTAAGGTTTATTTGTCTGGTATTGATAAGGACAAAAAGAAAAACAACCTACGTAGTACGTCCTATGTAATTGATGGCATCGGGCCAGCATGGTTTAGGGATCAACAGAGTATTGTTAAGCAGTCTTATCAATTCATTCCCGCAACTCAGGTTATGGCATCTATCCATAATAATTATGTCGGGGGAGATGCCCCATTAAGAATCCTAGATCAAAGCATTGGCCCTGTTGATCAAGAGGCTTATAGAGTATTCGGTATCAAGCCTTTTAAAGCTATAGAAAATCTTATGGCCAGAGCTACATATGGTAGTGTCAAGACGGGCACTACAATGTATTACAGAGACCAGAACTCTTATGTATTATCCCCTCTAGAAACATTATTCAAACAATTACAGGCTCAAGAGACCTTTTTCCAGGATAATACATTAGGACGTTATATAACGGACTTTGATAAAGCCAAGATTACTATAACTCAAATAGCAGCGCATGTTGACCAAACGAACCCTGGCAGACAGGGAGCTAATAAGGTTGCCGCAGCTTCTAGCCAAGGCGTAGGTCATTTTAATCTTAGATCGTCCAAGAATACTATATTGCAAGCCAAGAAAATGATTACCTCTCAACTAGGACAAGCAATAAGAGGGGGAACCCCTCATGGTGGCAGGGCCAATTACTTTATGTTTGATCCATCTAAACTATCAAAAGAGCAGCAAGAGTTTCAAAAGGTAAGAGACGAAAACGCATATAAAGCTCAATTCATAAATGGAACAAACTTCACTGTTATGGTCCCGATAAATAATGGAACCAAACTTACAGTTGGTAAAGGTGTTGGTCTTAAACTATTAGCCCCTCAGGGAGATTTATCAACATACGCTGGTAGTGACCAATCAGGAGTTTATATGGTTACAACTCTTGTTCATGCTCTTACATTTGGCGATACTTTAACCAACGGATTTACTTGTTTCGAATGTTCAGACGACGGGAACCAAAATGGCTAGAAAACTTAGAGACGTATTAACAGAAGCCCCTTGGATTAACGATGAAATAAGTGAGAGAAAACCAAAACAGGTTGAAGTCACTCCCGCATCGGGAGAACATATCTCCAAAATGGGAAAAGGATATAACGTATTAAAAAACCATTTAGGAGATACAGAAGACGGTAAGAAAGTAACTTATACTGTGGCAGATAGACGTGGAAATGTTCATGTAAGAGTCCATGGAAATGAAAATGGCAATAGACTTGACGTTACCTCTTTGTATGCACCTGAGGGTAACAAAGTAGAAGCACATGATTTTTATCATCACTTAATTACACAACACGGAATACATCTTCATTCTGATTATGAGCAATCCGAAGGGGGAATGAAGGTATGGAAGCGTCTTCAAAAGATGCCTGGAATCCATATGCAGTCATGGAATGGCTCAGACCAAAAATACAGAGAACTGAAACCTTCATTTCAAAGAACATATGATATGGATAGCTCTACAAGATTAGCAGCTAAAAAACGAGGGACATAATGGTAAGAAATACATATGGCTCGCATAATGGCCAAACCTTTGTTGCAAAGGTTGTTGATCGTTTCGATAAAGAACAAAGAGGCCGCTTAAAGATTGAAATCCAAGGTGGTTATCAGGGACAAGACGGGGAATCGTTATGGGGTAATCCTGTCTATCCTGTTACGGGGGGGATGATGGGCGGTATTGGCGGTTTCGCTACAGGTGCTCTAGAAGACACAATGGTTGTTGGTTATTTTGCCGCTGATGGGTTGCCTATGATTACAGGAACCATTGCAGCTTCTAACAAAGAAGATGAATCTAACGATCCTATCGGTAAAGATAGAAACCACGATATTCATAGAATATCCCGTGATAAGACAAAGAAGGGGGGAGACTATCGTTTTGATCCCGATCAAAAGAAATACGGGGATGAAAGTATAACTGTTTATGCTCGTGATAAGTTTCCGAATCCTCATGGGCGCAGACACACAAGAGAATATGACGATGAAACTACGTTTACAATTGGGGTAACGAAGTTTGGGGACGCCTAATGAGTAGAAAGAACGCAACAGCCTATATTAAGAAACTCAATCCCAAGAATAAGAGTGGAGCTATTAAAGAAGCTCTGAACCTCTTAGAGAACCTGAAAAAGGTAAAGGGAATGATGAACCCAAATGTTCCAAGTGCTGTCGGAGCTTCTAATCTACAGAATGCAATATCTCAAGTAGCCAAGGATTTTGCTGCCCCTGTTGATCCAATTGATCAAGACGTGTTGACGCTTGAAAAGATATTGAGAAAGCTAGGGCCTAGATACGGTCTATTGGTTGATGACGTTATTAAGTTTGGTAAAGAGATATTCGGTTATCTAACATTTGACCTAACGCTTTCTGTTCCTGATGATACACTTGATAGATTGTCTCAGGATATTAAAGCCTTAACCGAATTACGTTCTCTGATTACCACGTATGAAACCATTCTAGACAATTCAGTGGCCGCAATCAAAGATATTAGAAAGATAACAGCAGAGAATAGATAATGGTAAACAAACCGAATAGACTAAA